CATCACCCGAAAGAGTTCTGCACTGACTATGAAGCAGATAAACTTATTGCGGTTATCGGGCCGGAAGTTGTTTCTCAAATGATTAAGTTTGGCAAGGATAACAAGGTTGACTAACTTTAAGTACAAGCCTGATGGCAACGTACTGAAATCATTTATGAAATCAGACGTATTCTTTCGTGGCTTGCGCGGCCCTGTTGGGTCAGGCAAGTCTGTTGGTTGTTGCGTAGAAATATTCCGCAGAGCCTTGCAACAGAAAAAAGCAGAAGATGGTAAACGTCATTCCAGATGGGCTGTGATCAGAAACACAAATCCGCAGTTAAAAACCACAACCATTAAGACTTGGCTTGATTGGTTTCCCGAAGAACAGTGGGGTAAATTTACTTGGTCTGTTCCTTTTACGCACCACATCAAAAAGAACGATATAGACCTTGAAGTAATCTTCCTTGCTCTTGACAGGCCAGAAGATGTCAAGAAGCTCCTCTCCCTTGAACTGACTGGCATCTGGGTCAACGAGGCAAGGGAGATACCTAAATCCATCATAGACGCTTGTACGATGCGTGTAGGCCGCTTTCCGTCCATGAAAGATGGCGGAGCTACATGGACAGGCGTTATCTGCGATACCAACGCACCAGAGGAGGATCACTGGTGGCCTATCATGTCAGGCGAGGTTCCTGTTCCAGATCACATAGCAAAAGAAGAAGCCAAGATGCTGATCAAGCCAGACAACTGGCTATTCTTTACACAACCCGCAGGAATGATAGAACGCAAAACCGAAGACGGAGACATCTCCGAATACGTTCCAAACGACACCGCAGAGAACAAACTAAATATGCGGAAGGATTATTATCCGAACATTGTGCAGGGCAAAACCAAAAGCTGGATCGATGTCTACGTTATGAACCGCCTCGGAAGTATAAAGGATGGTAAGCCTGTCTATCCTATGTTTGCACCTGACATTCATGTAGCCAGAGAAGAGATACCAGTAGCCAATGGTGTGCCTGTTTATATTGGCATTGACTTTGGATTAACGCCTGCGGCTGTCTTTGGGCAAAAGGTTCGCGGCAGATGGATGCTGCTACAAGAGATTGTGGCATTTGATATGGGCATTGTAAGGTTTGCCGAAGTGCTGCGGCAAGACATAGCAACAAGATATGGTGGCTGCGAAATTATTATCTTTGGTGATCCGGCTGGTGACTTTAGAGCGCAGACAGATGAGACTACACCATTCCAGATTATGCGTGGTGCTGGCCTGTCAGCAAGACCTGCGCCATCTAATGATGTGGCTTTGCGTCTGGAATCTGTATCTGCGCCACTAAATAGAATGATCGAAGGGCAGTCTGGTTTGCTGATCGATCAACGCTGCCGGACAATCATTAAAGGCTTTGAAGGTGGTTATCAATACAAACGTATGCAGGTATCTGGTGAGCGTTACGCTGACAAGCCAGACAAGAACCACTTCTCTCACATCCATGATGCATTGCAGTACCTAATGCTTGGCTCTGGTGAGGGTAGGCAGATACTTCACAACATGAGCAACGCCCCTAGACCATTCCAAGCCAAGCGTGAATTTGATGTGTTCACTCGTAAGCCCAAGCAAAGAAGAGAAGGTCTTTGGTCGCGCATGTAATTTTGTGCGTTGCCATGCATTAATGCAGTCAGTTACACAGAGTTTATAGCTATGAGAGGAATTTAATTATGTGTTTAGGTGGCGGTTCATCAAAGCCAGCAGTTGATCCTAATGATAAGATCGAAGCTGACAATAAAGCAGCAGAAGCCCAGCAAAAAAAAGAGGAAGCTAAAGCAAAGCGGACTGAAGAGCAGGTTGCTCGTAAGAAAGTTGGCGGTGGTGCAGGTAGGCGTTCTTTGCTTACAAGCAACAAAGCTGCGCTTGGCTATTATGACGAGACTCTTTAATGGATCAAATTGCAGAACGAATGCTGCAAAAGTACGAGCGTGCTAAACAAGCTCGGGTAAATTTTGAGCCTTTGTTTGAGGATTGCTTTGAGTACGCATTGCCTATGCGTCAGAGTTTCTACACGGAAAATCCGGGTCAGAGGCGTGACGATAAGATTTTTGATGAAACTGCTGTTGTTGGTGTGCAAGAGTTTGCATCTAGGTTGCAGGCTGGTCTTGTTCCCAACTTTGCAAGATGGGCAGACTTTGTAGCTGGCTCTGAGATACCGCCAGACAAACAAGACACAGTTAATAACAGCCTTGATGAAGTTACTGATTATGTTTTTGAAGTCATTCAGAACTCTAATTTTGGACAAGAAATACATGAAAGCTTTATGGATCTCGCGGTTGGAACAGGCGTTCTCTTGGTTGAAGAAGGGGATGCAATTAATCCTGTCAGGTTTAATGCGATTCCTTTGCCAACTGTGCATCTCGATACTGGGCCTGATGATAAGATTGACCACGTTTACAGAGAGCGCACTCTTAAAAACTCAGAGATCCCTATTGCATATCCAAAGGGGGTTCTAGGAGAAAAGACTACAATGGCTGTAGCTAATCAGCCAGATACCAAAACAAAAATATTAGAAGTTATCTGCCGCAACTATAGCAAACCTAATGAAGACAGGTTTGATTACTATGTTGTAAATGTAGGCGATAAGGAAATCATTCTCCAAGAAAGCTATGAAGGCACAGGCTCAAATCCGTTTGTGTGTTTCCGTTGGTCTAAAGCTAGCGGCGAAGTATATGGGCGCGGCCCTCTAATTAACGCCCTTAGTGCAATCAAAACTACTAACCTTACTATTGAGTTGGTGCTTGAGAATGCACAGATGGCTATCTCTGGTGTGTACCAGATGGATGATGATGGCATCATAAACACTGATACAATCAATCTTGTGCCAGGCACAATTATTCCAAAGGCTATGGGTTCGGCTGGCTTACAGCCAATCAAGAACGCAGGTAACTTTGACGTAGCCAATCTTGTCTTGAATGATATGCGTACAAACATCAAACGTGCGCTTTACAATGATATGTTGGGCGATCCCAACAAAACACCTGCGTCTGCTACGGAAATAGCAGAACGCATGGCTGATCTATCCAGACGTATTGGATCAGCTTTCGGCAGGTTGCAGGCTGAGATGGTTCAGCCAGTATTGCAGCGTGTTGTTTACATTCTGAAGAAGCAAGGCCGTATTGAAGTTCCATCCATTAATGGGCGGGAAGTCAAAGTCAGGTCTGTGTCACCATTGGCGCAAGCACAAGCCAATCAGGACATCAGCGCAGTCTCACGTTATTTGCAAATGGTCGGTGCTACATTCGGGCCAGAGGTTCTTAACGTACTTATTAACTCTGAGGACGTTGCGCTGTATCTCGCTAAGAAGTTTGGAGTGCCAGACAATCTAGTGAGAGATAAAGTGGAACGGCAACAGTTGTTAGAAGCTGCACAACAATATCAACAGCAACAACAACAGCAGGGCGTAGATGCAACGCAAATCCCTTCACTTGGGGGTGGATAATTTTCCACGCCCCAAAACAGATGATGATCTCATCTCTCGTAATATAAACTCTGTATTCAAAACACCAAACGGCGTAGCCGTTTTAAAGTATTTGCGTTCGATAACCATTGAATCCGTTCAAGGGCCGAATGCAAGTGATGCCGAACTGCGCCATCTTGAGGGGCAGCGGTATCTTGTTGGCCTCATTGAGAGGCGTATTAATCATGGACAAAAGGTAGATCAACAATGAATGAAGCAGATAATGTGGAATTAGCTGACGAAGTCGCAGTTGAAGAAGCACCTGTCTCTGAGCGTCCTGAGTGGTTGCCAGAGAAATTCAACTCACCAGAAGATATGGCAGCATCTTATTCATCACTGGAATCCAAACTAGGACAAGGCAGGGATGATATAAGGGCTGAACTAGAACAAGAGCTTGAGATAGAAGCCCTTGAAGGTAGGCCGGAAACGGCTGGTGATTATGAATTGCCTGACATTATAGATGAAGAACAAGCAGTTGATAATGAAATGCTTGCATGGTGGGCAGATCATGCTCACGAAAATGGTTACTCTCAAGAAGAGTTTGCTGCTGGCATTGCTAAATATGCAGAACATATGGAATCTCAAGAACCAGACTTAGAAGCTGAAAGATTATCATTAGGCGAAAATGCTGATGCTCGCATTGAAGCTGCTCAGTTATGGTCTGAAAATAGCCTGCCAGAAGAGTTTCAAGATCAAGCAGTCTTGCTTGCTGGATCAGCACAAGGCATTAAGTTTATTGAATACTTAATGGCAGATGGCAAACAAGCTACACCTAATGGCAACTTTACTGCGGCTGCGGCAACTACATTAGAAGATTTGCAAGCAATGCAGAAAGATCCTCGTTACTGGAATCCGGCACAAAGGGATATGGCATTTGTTAAAAAAGTCGATGATGGTTTTTCCAAACTCTACAGATAATGCATTCCATGTAGATGGTGATGTAGAGATCGTAGAAGCTACTTATGAGCATGCAGAATATCTGCAAAATCATCTGCGATCACCTGATGTAAGAGAGTGCATGATACATGGTGCAACGCCTTGGCGGGCGTTGCGCTATCCTATAATGCGAAAGGATGCTGTAACATTCACAGCACTTCACAAAAATACACCTGCTTGTATGTTTGGTGTAGTTCCTATCTATGATGATAGTGAGATGAAGACAGGCACTATCTGGCTTCTTGGCACTGATGAGATTGACAAGCACCCAAGGAAGTTTCTTCGCGCTTCAAAAAACATGCTGCAATACTTCTGTGACCGCTGGGATGTGGTTGAGAATGTAGTTCCTATTGATCATATAGCAACCTTGCAATGGCTGAACTGGCTAGGATTTTTGTTTTGTGATGAACCAACCACTGTAAACGGCTTTGAGTGTGTCCGTTTTGTGCGTTGCGCTCCTCATGTAGAGATGCCATTCCAATAGCATACGGCCTGTTTCAAACTGACAGCCCCATTGGGATAACTGGATGACGAGAGAGACGGACAACCGCGATGTAAATGTAACTTCTTTTAGACAAGGAACTTAACGAATGGCTAATACAATTGACGTAGCTTTCATTAAGCAGTTTGAGTCCGAGGTTCACATGGCTTATCAGCGTATGGGGTCTAAGCTCCGCAATACAGTACGCACATCTGGTAATGTCCGTGGTAACACTGTTCGCTTTCAGAAAATCGGAACTGGCTCTGCTTCAACGAAATCTAGAAATGGTTCTGTGACACCGATGGAATTGGTGCATACAACCGTAGAAGCAACAATGGCAGACTTCTATGCTGCTGAGTACATTGACAAGCTGGACGAGTTAAAGACCAACATTGATGAGCGTCAGGCTGTAGCACAATCTGCTGCTGCTGCTCTTGGTCGTAAGACTGACGAAATCCTTTACACTGCAATGGACGCTGGTGCTAACTCAACTCAGATCAGTGCTACTGGTGCTGCTGTTACCAAGGCTAACCTTCTCTCATTGTTTGAGACTTTTGGTTCAGCCGATATTCCAGAGGACGGCAACCGCTATCTTGCAATGTCTCCGGCTGGTTATGCTGATCTATTCAACATTACAGAGTTTGCAAGTTCAGACTTTGTAGGTGATCAGAACCTTCCGTTTGCTGGCGGCATGACAATGAAAAGCTTTCTTGGTTTCAAGATCTTCTCAACGTCTGCAATCACTGGCGGCAAGAATATGGCGTACCACACCTCGGCTATTGGCCTTGGCGTAAACGCTGATGTTTCAACCGAACTGAACTATGTGCCTGAGAAAGCCTCACACCTTGCTACATCAATGATGTCAATGGGTGCTGTGGTTATCAACGACAACGGCATATACGAAGTCTTAGACAACAACTAGGAGGGTTAGGAAATGGCTTTTGCTTCAAGTGGACTAACTCGTGTTGGCGGTGATTCAAATGGTAGCTTGTGGATGTACACATCTGCTGATGTCATTGCTACTGTAAATACCGAAGGGTATTTTAATAGCGCAGCAAACATGCTGGATGTTCGTGACTTGATTATCGTGCGCGATACCAATGTACCGACAACAAGCTTTTGCACCGTTTTGTCAAATACTGGTTCAGTAGTCGATGTGTCTGACGGCACAGCGGTAGCTGAAACAGACGGCGATTAAAGGAGTGGGGGGCTAACGCCCCCCTCTTATCTATATGCCATCAAAAGCT